GGTATCATCGTGGCGGGTGCGGGCGAAGATCAGCGCGGCTATGTGGTTGAGGACTGCACGACCAAAGGCACGCCGATGGACTGGGCCAGACGCGCCATAGCGGCCTATGACCGCTGGGAAGCGGATGGAATCGTCATTGAGGTCAATCAGGGCGGCGACATGGTGAGGCATACGCTGAACAGTGTGCGCCAAGGGCTGCCGATCATTGAGGTCAGAGCGACACGCGGCAAGCATGTGCGAGCAGAGCCTATCTCCGCGCTCTACAGCCTTGGACGGGTTAGCCATGTCGGCACGTTCGATGAGCTTGAAAGCCAAATGTGTCAGATGACGGCAGACGGTTATCAAGGCGACGGCTCGCCGGATCGTGTCGATGCGCTGGTATGGGCCATGACGGAATTGTTTCCGACGATGACACGGACACAGAGCGAGCGAGTGATTATCCCGCGCGCCAGTGCCGGAGGATGGATGGGCTGATGGCTGAAAAAGAAGGCGAGAGCCTTATCCATGAGGCGCGAGAACAGTTCGAGGAAAGCGAATCCGCGACACTGTTCAACCGTCAGGATGCTTACGAGGATATCGTCTTTGCCCGTCTCGCCAATCAATGGCCCGAGAAAATCAAGAAGCAGCGCGAAGCGGAAGGACGCCCGTGCCTGACCATTAATCGCTGTCTGCCCTATATCCGACAGATCGTCAACGAGGCGCGCAAGAACACCCCGGCCATCAAGGTTGTACCCGCTGACAGCGACGCGGATGTAAACACGGCGGAGGTTATTAATGGCCTGATCCGCGCCATTCAGCACGGCAAGCGCAAGGCCGATGTGGCTTACGACACGGCTGTCGACCATGCCGTGTCCGGCGGTTTCGGGTTCTTTCGTATCGGCATTGATTACGTCAATTCCGAGGCGTTCGATATGGAATGCTACATCGACCGCATTCCGAATCCGCTTCAGGTGCACTGGGACCCGAGTACAACCGAGTTCGACTCGTCGGATTGGGACTACGCCTTCGTATCTGACTGGTGGACAGAAGAAAAGTTCGAAAAGAAATACCCAGGTGCCCAGCGGGTGTCATTCGATGGCGATACGCGAGAGGCCACAACGTCTCTATGGGTCGACGAAGAACGCATCCGTATAGCGGAATATTTCACACGCTCCGAGAGGAAGCGCAAGATTTACCGGCTGAGTGACGGAAACGTGGTCCGAGATGATGCGCTTCCAGATATCGCCAAGAAATTCTTCATGTCCGGCGGTATCGATCTTGGCGGGCAGGTCAAGGACGAAGAGGTTGTCGCGCAATTCCTTGCGGTGAATGGGCTTGAGATTACGAGAACGCGAGAGGCGGCGTATCACGAGGTCAAGCGTCGGGTGATTTCGGGCGTCGAGGTTCTCGAAGAGGATGATTGGCCGGGCTCCGTCATTCCGATCTGCCCAGTCTGGGGTGATGAAGTCATTATTGACGGTCGCAGGCATTACCGTTCGCTGATCCGTGACGCCAAAGACCCGCAGATGATGTTCAACTTCTGGCGCACGGCGGCGACAGAACTCGTCGCGCTGGCTCCGAGGGCACCGTTTATCGGCCCGAAGGGGTTTGTTCCGAAGGGGCAAGAGGAACAGTGGGCGACAGCCAACACGCGCTCGTGGCCGTATCTCGAATACGATTCAACTGCCGGGAACATGCCGCAGCGCCAACCCTTTGCGGGTGTTCCTGCCGGGGCTATTCAGGAGGCATTGAACAGTTCCGACGACATGAAAGCCATTACCGGCATTTTTGACAGTTCCATTGGTGCGGAGAGCAACGAGAAGTCGGGCCGCGCCATTTTGGCGAGAGAGCGTCAATCCAACACGTCCAACTATCATTTTCTCGACAACCTGAACCGCGCTATAGAGGCGGCAGGCAATATCCTGGTGGAAATCATTCCCTACGTTTATTCTGAACGCCAGGCAATCCGCATTCTCGGCGAGGACCAGAAAGAGCGCGTTGTGCGCCTGATGGGTCAGGCCGGTGGCCCGCAGGAAGAGAATGCTGACGGCGGCCCCGAACTCTACAACCTGAGCGTCGGAAGATATGACGTGAAGGTTGAAGCGAGTGTCGATTACTCTACGGCAAGGCAGGAAACGCGCGAAACGCTGATGGAGATTGTCTCCCGCCAGCCGGACGCGGCGATGTTGCTGGGCGATATCATTCTGGAGAGCATGGACTTCCCGCAGCACGAAAAGGCTGCGCGTAGATTGCAGGCAATGCTTCCGCCGCAGGTGAAGGCGGCTGAGGGTATTGCCCAACCGAATCCGGCTCCGCAAGCGGGCATGGTCCCGATGCAGAGATCCGGTCAGCCCCCGGCACAGCCGGGAATCCCCGCCGGTCAACCTCGAGGCAATGGAGGCAACCCGGCTTAGTAGGGCTCGCAGTGATGCGCCCCGAAAGGAGCTACAATGAGCGATGAAAACGTGATTAGCCCTGACGAGGAGGTCACGCCGGAAGAGGATGCGCTAACCGAGGACGGTCAATCCGAGGAAACCGCAGACGAAGAGGCCGGTATCGAAGCGTCCGATGAAGAGGCAGATGACAATGCGTCGGAAGAGGGCGAAGCGTCAGATGAAACCGAGGGTGAAGACGAAGAGCCCGAGGTCGTTGAAATCAATGTAGGCGGCGAGAAGCTGACGGTGCCGAAGGGTTCGGTTCCCGATGATCTTCTTGCCAAGGTGCAAGAATTCACGACCGGGGTTGAGCGCAGTTTCACCCAGAAATTTCAGGAAACCGCAGAGATGCGGAAACAGGCCGAAGCCTCCAAGGAGCTTGCCGACAAACTGGCGAGCATGGAAGGCGAGGCCCTACAGAGCTTTTCACGCGGAATGGCTCTCAAGCAGGAAATTGAACGTCTTTCGCAGGTCAACATGCAGGAGTTGTGGCAGTCCAACCCGGATCAGGCCCGGCGACTGAGTGATGATCTTGCTCGAATGAACGCCGATTTCCAGAAGATCGCACAGGAAACATCGCAGCGCGAAGCGGAGGCCGCCAAGGCGAGGCAGGAGGCAACTGCCATGCTGATGGAAGAGGGTCGCAAGCGCGTCACGACAAAGATTAAGGACTTCTCCGAAAGGGAGCCCGAAATCATCAAATATGTCGTGGAAAATTACGGCATGACGGAGGATGAGGCCAAGACATGGCCGCTTAATCCGACCACCGCCGAGATGGCCTACAAGGCGTATCTGTACGATCAGATGAAAGCCAACGCGAGCAAAAAACCGGCCCCGCAGAAGAAGGCCCCGGCCAAGCCGGTGGGCACTCTCAAGCCGAAGGGCGGCACCGCTCCGAAGGACATAAGCAATATGTCGCCGTCGGAGATGGCAAAGCATCTTGGGCTGCCGGGCTAACCCAAACACGACGCCCGCCGTGAGGCGCGCGATCCCATGGAAGGACTGATGAGATGGCGAATACCACTCTCACAGCGGATATCATCGCCAAGGCTGCGGTGGCTATCCTCGACAACGAACTCGTGATGGCGAAAAAGGTGTTTCGCGGTTATGAGGAAGACCTGAGCAAGAAGGTGAACGGCTATGAAGTGGGCGAGACCATTTCGATCCGCAAGCCTGCCGACTTCACTGTCCGCGACGGTGCCGTTGCTTCGGCCCAGAACGTGACGGAAGGCAAGACCACCCTGACGGTCGATAAGCGCAAGGGCATCGATTTCAAGTTCACGTCGCAGGACCTGACCTTGAACATCAAGGAACTGTCTGAGCGCGTACTGAAGCCCGCCATGGTGCAGCTTGCCAACCAGATCGATGTGGACCTGCACGCTCTATACAAGGACGTGCCGAACTGGGTTGGCACGCCGGGCCAGACCATCAATTCGTTTGCGGACTTTGCGAAGGCTCCGCAGCGTCTTGACGAGGGCGCTGTGCCGCAGGACGCTCGTTGCGCCGTTCTGTCGCCCTCCGACCACTGGGGCATGGTCGGTTCGCAGACCGGTCTCTACAACGACACGATCAACAAGCCCGCGTATCGCAAGGGTACTGTTGGTATGGTCGGCAATGTAGACACCTACATGACGCAGAACGTCGCCACGCACACCACGGGCGAGTTTGGCGGCACGGTGAAGGTAGATGCGTCTATCACGACCTCCACCATTTCGTATTCGGACGTGAAGGACACGAACAAGCAGACCGTCCATATCGACGGGCTGACCTCCGCGACGGCTACGATCAAGCAGGGTGACGTGTTCACCATTGCCGGTGTCTACGATGTGAACCCGGTGACGAAGGCCGCGCTCCCCCATCTCAAGATGTTCACCGTCACGGCTGACGCGACGGCGGCTTCCAATGAGGTGGATCTTGTTGTGTCTCCGGCCATGATCTGGACCGGTGCGCACAAGAACGTGGACGTTCAGGGCGTTTCCGACCTGAACAACCAGGACGTGACCTTCATTGGTTCGGCCTCCACGAACTATGCCCAGAACATGGTGTTTCACAAGAATGCCTTTGCGCTGGTCACGGTTCCGCTGGTTGCGCCTCCGGGTGCGGTCGATGTTGGCCGCCAGACCTACAAGGGCACGAGCGTTCGTGTGATTCCGGTCTATGACGGCATCTCGGATGAGAGCATGTGGCGTCTTGACGTGCTCTACGGCACCAAAGCCGTCGATCCGCGTCTTGCCACTCGCCTGAGCGGCACGTCCTAACCATCGTGAGGGGGCTTCGGCCCCCTCCTTTCTTTCAGAAGGAGAAATCTCATGGCTGTAAAGCAGCTTTCCGATGGTGGACCTGACGGCACGAAGCTTGGTCAGTCCACTACCGATCTTGTGGGCCTGTATGGCGTCGATCCGGTCGATCAGGGCGCAGCACTGACGACGCAGCTCACCACGATCACCCCGGCTGATGCCGAGGGCACGCCTGACTATGCCATTGCGGCGATCACGGCTTCGTCTCCGTATGGCTTTGCCAGCGCACAGGAGGCCATCACGGTTCTCTACGTCATCAAGAACCTCCAGACGCGCCTCGCGGAAGTCGAGTCTCGTCTTCAGGACTTGGGCGCTATCGCGTAATGGGCGGGGGCTTCGGCCCCCGTTTTCACTTTGGAGGGCGGCATGACACTTCTGACGATCTGCAATGATGTGTGCGATGAAGTCGGCATTCTCCGTCCCTCCACAATTGTTTCCAACACGTCAGACGACGCACGGAAGCTGCTCCGCCTTGCCAACAAGGTCGGCACGCGGCTCATGAAGGCATTCCCGTGGCAGGTATTGCGCGGGGAGAAGACATTCACGGCTGTAAGCGGTTCGGAGCAGGCCAGCATTCTGCCTGACGACTTCGACCGTTTTGTCCCGGAGACGTTCTGGAACAGGTCGGGCAGCAAGTTGATTACCGGCCCGATCAATCCCATTGAATGGCAGACCATCAAGGCGCTCTCTACAGATGTTGTAGAATACAAGTTTATCTATCGCGGCGGGTCTATCTATGTGACGCCGAACATGGCGGGCGGCGAGACACTGGCCTTCGAGTATGTGAAAAAAAACTGGTGTCAGTCCTCAGGCGGAACGGCTCAGGATGCATGGGCGGCTGACGACGACACGGGCATCATTGATGAAGAGCTGATGACGCTTGGGATCATATTCGAGTTTCTGGACTCGGACGGGCAGCCGGCCCAGCGCGCGGCAGCGCAATATCTGGAATATTTCAACCAGCTCACGGATAACGAACTGCCCGCCGCAAGGACAATGCTGTCTGCCGATATCTTTGGCGGCCAAAGGCGCACTACGGGCGCTCCGGGGGTCCAGTCCACACTGATCGGTCTCTGGTAATGGCGAAGATTCCGAGCAAGTCTATTTCCCTTCCCGCGCCTGTCGGGGGGTGGGACACAGAAAACGCGCTTGCCGACATGCCGATTGAGAATGCCGTCATTCTCGATAACTGGTTCCCAGGCACAGACAAGGTGACGCTGCGGCGCGGGCATACGGAATGGGCAAGCGGAATGACGGGCAATGTCGATACATTGCTGGAATATTCGCCGCCATCCGGCTCCGCGAAATTGTTTGCGGTCAATTCCGGGGATGTATACGACATCACATCTACCGGGGCGGTGGGTTCTGCTGTCGTAAGCGGGCTAAATAGTGACCAGATGCAGCAGGTGCAGATCGGCACGGCTGGCGGTCACTTCCTTATTGCCGTGAATGGCAATGATACGCCAATAACCTATAACGGGTCCTCATGGTCCACGGCCTCGATCAGCGGGCCTACTTCGTCCAATCTGATCTGGTGCAACCTCCACCAGCGCCGCTTGTGGTTCGGTGAGAAGGACTCGATGACGGCGTGGTATCTGCCGGTTAACTCGATCAGTGGGACGGCTTCATATTTCTCCATGGCGGCGCTCGCATCTCTTGGCGGGTATATCATGGCGATGGGGACATGGACACGCGACGGGGGGGCGGGAACGGACGATGTGGCCGTGTTCCTGACCTCCGAAGGCGAGGCTATCGTTTATCAGGGCACGGACCCTTCAAGCGCCGATACATGGAGCCTTGTTGGCGTGTTCAGGATTGGCAGGCCAATCGGTCGAAGGTGCATGATAAAGGCCGGGGCCGATCTTATCATGGTTACGCAGGACGGCTTTGTGACGGCCTCGTCCATTTTGAGCATCGACAGGTCTCAGGCGCGCAAGGTGGCGCTGTCGTCGCAGATCAACAAGGCCGTGAATGACGCTCAGCGGACATACAGTTCCTCATACGGATGGCAACCGATCATCTACCCGAAAGCCGCCATGCTGATGGTCAACATCCCGCAAGGATCGACCACCTATCACCAGTATGTATTCAATACGATCACGGGCGCTCCGTGCCGGTTTACCGGCCTCAATGCGCGGTGCTGGGGGCTCAAGGGCGAAAATATCTTCTTCGGCGGCATCGACGGTAAGGTCTATCAGTTCGACACAGTGGGCGGCGACAACGGCTCGAATATCAATGGCGATGCGTTGCAGGCGTTCAGCTACTTCAGGAGCCCCGGCTCGAACAAGGCATTCAAGCTCGTAGAGCCAATCTTTCAAAGCGACGGCAACCCCAACGCGGCCATCGACCTCTATACGGACTTTACAGTCAGCCCACCGACATCGGACCCGACGCCCTCGGCATCAACAAATGCGGCGAAGTGGGGCGTTTCCAAATGGGGCTCTGGTACGTGGGGGGCCGATGACCAGATTTATCGCGGCTGGCGCGGGATCAGGT